TTATCTTTAAATGCATGGGGCGCATCATCCAAGGCGGATGCAAAGGCAAAAGCTAAAGCTATTTCCGCAAGGAATAAGGCGAAAAGCAAATGACCTACTTAGAACTCGTCAACGATGTGCTACTTCGGCTGCGGGAGCAGACCGTCACCACGGTCAACCTGACCACCTATTCTCAGCTCATCGGCAAATTTGTCAACGACTCCAAGCGCCAGATCGAGGACGCCTACGACTGGAACGCGCTAGGGACGGAAATTACTGTCACCACTTCCGCAAGTGTTTACGAGTATTCGCTGACCGGCGCTGGCCAGAAATTCCGCGTCTCTAGTGATCCGTTGAACACGACATCCAACGTCGTCATGCGCAATATCACGGTGGGCGACATGCGGCGCAAGCAGAACCTTCAGCCGTTTGTGAACGCCGTGCCTACAGAGTATTGCTTTGAGGGTGTCGACAATAGTGGCGACGCTAAAGTGCAACTGTGGGGTCGGCCTGATGGTGTGTACACCATTAAGTTTTTCCTGACCGTTCCGCAGGCAGTGCTGTCGTCGGACAGCACGTCGGTATTGGTACCGGATGTGCTGGTGGCGCAGAATGCTTACGCCAGAGCGTTGGTCGAGCGCGGCGAAGATGGCGGTCTAAATTCCTCAGAAGCATATGCGCTGTACAGAAGTATGCTTTCTGATTATATAGCCCTTGAAGCTACACGCTTTCCTGAAATGCAGGAGTTCATCGCGACATGAGCCAGGCAATACAAACCTACGGCATTTCAGCGCCAGGTTTCTTCGGCCTAAATACGCAAGACTCGCCGCTTGATATAGCGGCGGGCTTCGCGTTGACGGCTATTAATTGCGTCATTGATCAGTATGGCCGTATCGGCGCGCGCAAGGGTTGGGACAATCTTAACGCCAGCACGGGCAACCTCGGCTCGAATCCGATCGGCGTTATCCATGAGCTGGTGGTGGCCGACGGTACGTACACAATCCTGTTCGCAGGTAACAACAAGATTTTTAAGCTAGACGGCAGTAATGCAATTGTCGAGTTAACTTATGGTGGCGGCGGCACAGCACCGACGATCACGGCCAACAACTGGCAATGCGCGTCGCTTAACGGCATCACGTATTTTTTCCAGATCGGCCACGATCCGTTAATTTACGATCCCGCGGTTAGCACAACGACTTACCGTCGCGTTAGTGAAAAGACAGGTTATGCAGGCACGGTGCCGTCTGGCAACATCTGCATTTCTGCCTACGGTCGTCTGTGGATAGCTAATACGGCGTCAGACAAAGCGACATTGACTTTCTCTGACCTACTGGCTGGCCATATCTATACCGGCGGCACGTCTGGCACGTTGAATGTCAACAGCGTCTGGCCGAATGGACCGGACGAGATTGTGGCGTTGGCTGCGCATAACGGATTCCTGTTCATTTTTGGTAAACGTCAGATTTTGGTTTACCAAGGGGCAACTGCGCCGGCGACTATGTCACTAAGTGACACAGTCATTGGTATCGGCTGCATTGCTAGGGATTCGGTACAAGGCACCAACACGGATGTGCTGTTTTTATCGAACAGTGGCGTGCGTTCGGTCTTGCGTACCATTCAAGAAAAATCCGCGCCGTTTCGCGATATCAGCAAAAACGTCCGAAACGACTTGATGGGTATTGTGGCTGGCGAAACAGCCGCTAACATCAAGGCGGTCTACTCTGAGGTTGATGCTTTCTATTTACTGACTTTACCCCTTAACAAGTCAGTCTATGTGTTTGACACCCGTACTACGTTGCAGGACGGTTCTGCGCGGGTTACTACTTGGACGGACATCGAACCTACCGCGTTGCTGGCGCGTCGTAACGGCGACCTGTTAATTGGTAAGACGGGCTATGTCGGTAAGTACACCGGTCAAACTGATAACGGTACTTCTTACCGTATGCAGTACTACACAAACCACTCTGATTTGGGTGACCAGAGTGTCACTTCTATTTTGAAGCGATTGCTTATTGTTGTGATCGGCGGTACGAACCAGTACATCACAATGAAGTGGGGGTTTGATTTTACTGAGAACTACCTGTCGCAGAACGTCCAAATTCCGACGCAATCTGTTTCGGAATATGGTATTGCAGAGTACGGCGCTAATGGTGTGCCAGTAGCCGAATACGCGGGCGGTATCGCGTTACAAACGCTTTATGCGCAAGCTACTGGCGCTGGCAAGATTGTGCAGACCGGCTATGAGGCTGATATTGATGGATCACCATTATCAATTCAGCGCATTGAAATTCAAACTAAGAACGGAAGGGTGTCATGAGTAACTACGTCAAATCTACCGATTTTGCGGCCAAAGACGCATTGGCATCCGGTAACGCTGGAAAGATCGTCAAAGGCACCGAAATCGATACGGAGTTTAACAATATCGCGACGGCGGTTGCGACCAAGGCCGACCTTGCCTCACCGACGTTTACCGGTACTGTTGCTGCGGGTACCGTAAACATAACCACTTTAACTGCGTCAACCGCAACGATTAGCGGCGGAACAATAACCGGCATAACGGATTTAGCCGTTGCAGATGGCGGCACCGGAGCGTCCACTGCGGCCAACGCGCGCGCTAATTTAGGCACCGTTGCGGATACCGCAGCTAACGGTATTGCTGCTAGAACGGCTGCTAACACTTTAACAGCAAGAACGATTACTGCTGGTACGGGCATTACCGTTGCGAATGGAAACGGCGCATCAGGCAACCCAACTATTACTAATTCAGGTGTGACAAGCGTTAATGGAAGCACTGGGGCAATAAGTGTTCCTGTTTTAACGCGTGGCACTAGCCAAGGTGCAAGCGGCACCGCTGTTGACTTCACAAGTATCCCCTCAACAGTTAAACGAATTACGCTAATGTTTAGCGGCGTATCTAAAAGTGGAGTTTCTTCATACCTGATACAAATAGGTACTTCTAGCGGTATAGAGACAACCGGTTATGCGAGCGCAGGATCAGGAATTGATACTGGAGTTGGCACATCTAGCTACACTAATGGATACGGATTAAGGATTGGTTCATCAACTTATGTTGTTTCTGGTGTAATAACTATAGCAAACATTACAGGAGACACATGGGTTGCTAGTTACTCGTTAGGTAGTAGTTCTGGAACATCTACTTGGGTCGGTGGGGGCACAAAAACAGTGCTTGGCACTTTAGATAGAGTTCGAATAACTTCTAGCGCTGGGGGAGATACTTTTTCTGCCGGCACATTCAATATTTTTTATGAGTAAAAGTGTCGACTTCTTGCTTAAACGTATAGTCCATCATTTTTCTGATGGGCTGTACGCCAAAGAAATCTATGTTGAGGCAGGACAAGCGATATTGAAGCACACGCATGACTTTAGCCACTTATCGATTCTGGCTAAAGGTAAGGTGGCGGTACTGGTAGGCGACGATATTCAAATTGTGAGCGCGCCTGCCTGTCTTGAGATTAAGGCAGGCATGACGCACGGCGTGAAAGCGATTGAAGATTGTGTTTGGTTTTGTATCCACGCAACGGATGAAAAAGACCCGGCGAACGTGGATAACGTGTTGATTAAAGGAGAATGACATGCCTATTACCGCCGCGCTTATATCGGCAGGGGGTGGACTACTTGGTAGCGCCATGCAATCAAGATCCGCTCGGCGAGCCGCGCAGGCTGCTGCCGACGCGCAAATTGGTGCCGCGCGGATTGCTGCTGAAGAGGCGCGGTTTCGGCCGGTAGGCATCACGACACGTTTTGGCCGTAGTCAGTTTAACTATGGGCCGGATGGTCGAGTGGTTGAGGCAGGATACGTCTTATCACCCGAATTGCGCGCGTTTCAGGATGAATTACTTGGGTTGGGCGGCGAAACAGGGTTGAATCTGGCTGCTGCTGCGCCAGGGCTGTACGCGCCGTTGACAGATGCTTCAGGTCGGCTGTTCCAATTAGGGCAGCAATATTTGGCCGAGTCGCCAGCCGACGTAGCACAACGCTACATGACCTCGCAGCTCGACATCTTGGCGCCGCAACGTGAGCGTCAGTTGGCCGCACTGCGTAATCAAGAATTCCAAACAGGTCGCACTGGTTTAGCCGTCGGCGCGACTGGTTTTCGTCCAGGTGGCGGCGTAGGGCTTTCAGCAACGAATCCAGAGATGGAGGCGTACTACAACGCGATCGCACAGCAGGATGCAGAGTTGGCCGCACGGGCGCAAACAGAAGGGCAGCGTCAATTGGCCTTTGGTACCACGCTGTTCGGCACTGGTGCCGATTTGCTGGGCGGCTACCAGCGCGGTCTGGTCGGCTCACTCGCACCGTTCCAAAGCTACCTCGGCGCAGCAGGTGATATCGAATCGCTTGGTCAACAGCCATTGGATATCGGCGCGCAACTGGGTGGCCGCCAAGCATCGCCAGCAGGCGCGCAAGCGCTGTTAAGCGGCGGTCAACGTGCAGCAGATATCCAAATGCAAGCGGCTATGTTGAACCCGACAGCCTCGTTCTTGCAAGGATTGGGCAGTAATCAACAATTGACTTCCGCACTAGGGAACTACGCATCGAACTTATTTAGCGGCGGTGGAAGAAGCGGCCCTGCCTACAACCAGACGCAGTTAAGAAGCGATTACGCCGGAGATAGCCCATTTACTAACTATTGGCGCTAACAAGCAAGACTCTTCGTTGTTCGGAATATAGGAGCCATCATGGCAAGCGAAATTTTAGGGTTGTTCACCTCGCCTGAGATGTATCAACGGCAGCAGGATTTGATGATGCAACGTCAGGCTGCGGAACTCGCGCAGCTTGATCCGTATCAGAGCATCCGCTTCGGCGCGATCCGTGCGGGTCAGCAGTTCGGCACCGGTTTAGCCGGCCTGCTGGGTGCGGAAGACCCACAGTTGCGCATGATCAGCGCGCGTCAGTCGGTGCTGGGTAACATCGACCT